GCCTTCACCTCGTCGCGCTGGTGGTAGGCCCGCTGCTTCGCCTTCACCTCGTCGCGCTGGAAGTAGGCCCGCTGCTTCGCCTTCACCTCGTCGCGCTGGTGGTAGGCCCGCCGCTTCGCCTTCACCTCGCGGTACTGCTGCGCCATCCGGCGCGCCACCGGGGAGTCCGAGGCGAGCATCTGCTCGATCTCCACGTCCGAGAACCGAGGCGGTCGCGGCATTACGCGGCGCAGCCGCGTGTGGGAGCCGGCGGCGCGAACCCCCCTCGGTTCCTCTTTTCACCCCCCGCCGGCTCCCGCTCCAGCCCCTCACTCCGAGATCCGGGCCGGAGCCCACGAGCGCCAGAACCTCCGGCGCTGGTGACCTGATCCATCGCGACCAGCGCCTCGAGCTCGCGCGTGGCGTCCATCATCGCCGCGAGCGCGTGCTCGAGATCGTCTCGCGCCTGCGCGCCGGCGACGCGCTCGGCGACCAGCGCGGTGCGAAGCTCCGCGCACTCGCGCTCGCGCACCGTGAGCAGGCGCCGCAGCAGCGCCACCTCGTGCTCCAGCACCTCGGGCCGGCGCGGCGCGGGCCGCTCGGTCGCCGCGTAGGTCATCGCTCCTCCTCCTCGTTGTCGGCCTCGACGACGATCTCGCCGCTGCCCTCGCACAGCTCGCAGTCGTGGTAGCCGCGCTTGCCGGGCGAGCAGATGCAGCCGCGCGGGCCGCTCTCCGCGACGTCGTACGCGGTACAGCACACGGTGTCACCTTCGCCCGCGCAGCGCGGGCAGCGCTCGGTGCGCATGCGAGCCGGCGCCGCCGCCGTCACGAGAGCCACCCGAGCCACTGCATCACGAGCTCGGCGCCGGCGAACGCGAGGCCGGCCGCGACGCCGAACGCCGCGGCCACGGCAAAGGCCGGCACGATCGAGGGCCGGCGCCCGCCGTCATCGAGCTCGCGCTCGAGCTGCGCGACGTAGCGCCGGAGCGCCTCAGCGCGCAGACGCTCCTCGTGAAGCTGCGTGCTCACCCGCGCCGGACGCTCGGCGCACCGTTGCACCGGCGCCGTCGCAGTCGCCTGCTCGGCCGGCTTGCGTGCCGTCATCCCTCACCCCCCTGTGCGAATGGGTCGCGACCGAGCGCACCGCCCGCGCGCGGCGGCGTGCCGTAGATCTGCGTGGGAAGGCGCGGGCTCGGTGGCGCGAGCGGCGCGAAGGGGTCGGAGGCGCAGTGGCCGAGCGGCGCTCGGCCTTCCTCTCGCGGCTCCTGCGCCGCATGCATGCGCGCCAGCATCCGGCGCGACGATTCGGTCACCATCGGCGCCCACAGGCGCCAGAGCAGCCACTTGAGCACCGGGTCGGGCACGCGCGACCAGAACGGGTGAGGCGCCGTCACCGCGCGATCCGGCGGCGCAGGCGGAGGAGGCGGGGAGGGTGGGGATGCGGCGTCATTGCGCATACACAATGCACACTGACTGCGAGACCGTCAAGGCCTGTGTGCGCTACCCCTGCGCTTTGGCATGCCTGTCTGGCCTGCGACCCCGATGGAGCGGAGGAGCCGTATCGAGCGGCGCAGCGTCATGATCCCAGAGGTAGGAAGTCGGTATCTCAAGGGCCTCGGCGATCCGCGAGACGGCGTCGTAATCGGGCTCCCCGATGCCGTTCTCCCACCCACCGATTGACCTGTGCCCGATGCCAGTGCGCTGCTCTAGCTCACGGTGGCTGAGCTTGCGCGTGAGCCTCCACCAGAAGAGCTTCTCGGCAAGCGTGGGATGCTGACGCTTACCCCTGCTCGGCTGCTCTGTGCCATTCACGTGCACATTGTAGGAGATTCGCGAGCAGCGGCAGCGGCATAGCAGCGCAGTTGACGGAGGCGCAAATACTGTGCAGGATGCCTGCTCCATGCCGCCGCGCGCTGCCCGCAACCCGATCCTCGCCTACAAGTCCCGCCACGACCTGACCTACCGCGAGCTGGCCCGCCGGCTCGGCTGCTCCTGGGACCTGGCCCGCAAGCTCGGGGCACCCCGGGGCGACACGGTCGTCTCGGCGGCCATGGCCCTGCGGTTCCACCGGCGGACCCGGGGCGAGCTCGCGTACGCGGACGTGATGTCGTGGGTGGGCGAGCGGCTCCGCGGCGGCCGCCGCCGCCGCAAGGGCAGGGGGCGAAGGTGAGGGGGGCTCCATGGACTGGCTGCTCGGCTCCGACCCGACGATCGGATCGCTCTCGCTCCTGGTGAGCAACCTCTGCGCCTTCTGGATCTGCCGGATGCTCGCCCGCGCTACGCGGGAGGTGTGGGCCGAGACCCGGCTGCTCCGGGAGCAGCGGCTCCGGGAGGGCGCGGCACGGGAGCGCGCAGCCGAGCGCGATGCCAGCGGCGCAGCAGGGCCGGAGGCGTGATGTGGACCTCGATCTCGGTCAGGTCCGCTTCGCTCGCGGCCACCCCCGACACGTCGACGAGCACCAGGCTCATGCGGCCGGGCGCCGTCTCGAGGTCGACCCGTACCTCGCGATTGCGGCGCTCTCTCTGGTCCACAGGGGTGGCTTGGTGGTGCAGGCTCGCACCAGCAGGCTTCCGGAGCCGGATCCGGTCCACGACCATGCTCCGGAGCGTCTGGTTCTGCACGCGAACCTCGACGCCGAAGCCCTCTGGCCGCGCCTCGCGTGGCTCGAGCGTGACGGTCGGCGAGTGGTTGAGCGTCTGCTCACGCTTGAGAAGCACGGCGGTTGCGAGGCTCCCGAGCGCGCCGAGGATTGCGGCAACGCTACCGAGGCTGATCTCGAGGCGCATCGCGTCCCTCCCGCTCGCAGGCGCAGCGCGAGCGCTGGGCCGCTACATCACCCGCCACCCGCGCCCGACCATGCAGTCGTCCCAGCGCCGCGAGGCGGTCTGCTCGTCGATCAGGCCGACGCCGGCCTCATTGCGGCAGGCGGCCGAGTCGCTGTCGAGCTCGTACTGGCCGGCTCCGGGCTTCATCCACATCCGGCGGTTGCGCGCGCCTCGCTCCATCTCGGCGAAGCCCGCCTCGATCACCGCGCACCCGAGCACGGGAATCGCCAGCACCAAGAGCCACGCCGCCTTCATCCTCCGCCTCCCGCCGCCCCCCGGAGCCGCATCATGACACACGTCGGGGTCGATCAGCCGTCCTTCGATGCCGTCTGCGCCCTGCTCGAAGAGCTCGCGGAGCTGCGCGAGTCGCTACGCGGGTCTGGCGCCGGCCCGCTCGAGGGCCCGAGTGAGACGCTCTACCGCGAATCGGATCTCGTCCGCGTGGATGTAGAACTGGTGTCCGCAGCACCCGCAGCGGTGATCAAACTCCAGTGTCAGCCGACGCAGCTCCTTCTTGACCTGGTGTCCGCACTGCGGGCACGCAAGGCGCAGCATGACGCCCTCGACCATGGCTAGTCCCCTCCCGGAGCCTGCCGGCTCCGCGCTGGTGTTGGTGGCTCTCACCAGCCTACACCGGCGGGCTCCGGGTCAGGGGACGTGCAGGGCCCGCGAAGAGAGCTCGGAAACGAGGGTCGTCGCCGCGTAGCGCCACGAGGACGTGACAGGGGGGACATGTCCGCGACCAGCACCACCACGAGCGAGCGCACCGCGCGCATCGCCGCCGCCGAGCAGCGGGCAGCGCTCATGCCGTGGGTCAACTCCTTGCCCGAGCCCGAGCTGCTGCTCGTGGGCGTCGCCATCGAGAGCCCGCGCCTGGTTGCCGCCGCGCGCCAGATGCTCGCGCCCGCCGACTTCGCCGACGCCTTCCTCTCGCTCGCCTGGTGTGAGCTCGCCGCCGTCGAGCCCCTCCCAGGCGACCGCGCACAGGCCCACGCCGTCGCGCTCGCCGATCGCCTGATCGCCCGGCACGGCCTTGACTACGGCTGCCTCGCCAAGCTCGGCATCGTCTACGCCCGCACCGTCGACGACGCCGACCCCGACACCTTCAGCGCCCACGGCGCCCTGCGTCTCGCCCGCATGATCCGCCGCCAGCGCCTGCGCGAGCAGCTCACCGCCGCCGCCCGTGACCTCGTGCGCGACCCCTCTGCCGAGCACACCGCCCGCGTCGCCGCCGCCGGCGCCGCGCTCGAGCAGCTCGACCGCGAGGACGACGCCCCCACCTACGCCACCACCGGCACCACCGGCACGGCCCTGCTCGAGGCCTCGAGCGAGCCCGCCCCCGATCCCGTCGTCCCGGGCCTGCTGTGGCCCGGCCACGTCAACGTCCTCGCCGGTGCCAGCAAGCTCGGCAAGACCTTCCTCGCCCTCGCCGTCCTGCGCGCCGTCGCCACCGGACAGCGCCCCTGGCCCGGCTGCCCGCCGTGCCCCGTGGGCCGCGTCCTGCTCCTCTCCCGCGACGACACCACCCCCGAGATCGCCCGGCGCCTTCGCCTGCTCGACCCCTCCGACCTCGCATGGGCGCACCGCATCACCGTCGTCGGCAAGGAGCAGCGCCCCGCCACGCTCGACGGCCAAGGGCTCGCGGCGCTCGAGCGTGCCGTCGCCGCCGCCCAGCGCGCCGGCGATCCCTTCGCCGGCGTCGTCCTCGACCCGCTCGCCCTGCTCACGCCCGGCGACATCAACCGCGAGAGCGACGTCGCCCCCGTGCTCGAGGCGCTCGAGCACCTGTGCCTCTCACGCGGCCTGTGGGTCTGGGTGCTTCACCACGTGCGCAAGATGCCCGGCGACGCCAAGGCCGCCGCCGCTGCCCAGGTCAGCGACGACGACCAGGCCATCTTCGACGCCGTCCGCGGCTCGGCCTCCATCGTCCAGATCGCCCGCGCCATCGCCGTGCTCACCAAGCCCGCCTCCCACCTCCGGCGGATCTCTCCGCGCAGCAACCTCGGCCCCGCCAGACCAACCGAGCTCGCCGTCTGCGACCCCGGCGAGCACGAGGTCCGCTACCTCCGACCCGCCGACCCCGCCGCGCACCACGTCACCATGCTGTTCGGACCCGAGGAGCCGTTCAGCTTCAGCGACTTCGTGCGCCGCTCGGATGGCCTCCCGACAGGCTCCGACCCCTCGAACGCCGCCAAGCGACGACATCATGCCGCATGGGATGAGGCCCTCCGCGCCGGGGCGATCGCGCCGTCGGAGCGGGTCAGAGGCAACCAGTACTACCGACTCACTGTCACGACGTCGGCCGTCGGCCACCACGTCGGCCACCACGTCGGCCACGGGGCCGACGACGTCGGCCACGCAGGGGGGGCTCTTAAGAGCCCCCCCCTTGCGAGTGGCCGACGTGACGTCGGCTATGGCGTCGGCCACTTCGACCCCTCAGACCCCATGCCGCCTGCCCCGGAGGGGACGGATGACCTCGAGTGAGAGGGGAATTCTTGAGCGCGATGGTCGGGAATTGAAGAGACGGGCGGCAGGTCACAGCGTGAGGCGGATTGCGCACACCGCTCGGTGCGGCTCGGTCCTGCCCGCCGGTCCGGGCGCGGCGCACGCTGCTGCGACCGCGTCGGCCCCGGGGTCCCGGGCGGATCGACGCTTCTGAGAACGTGCATTCTCATGAGCGTGAGCGATGCGCTGGCGTGCCCGCACGGCAGGGCGTTGACGTGCGCTGCGGCATGCCGGGTGCGGCCTCGGACGCGCCGCGCAAGGGGAGAGGTCCCTGCCCGGGCGGCGCTCGGGGCGGCGTCGAGGTCGACCGGGAACCGGGGCCCCGCCGCGCGGACCCTACCCACCGCCCCTCTCGCCCCTCTCACGACGAATCTCGCATGAAGGTGACCCTATGGCTCGCGCAGCCGGTGCGCAACGGAGCTGCGCGTGGCGTGGCGGCGCGATGAGCGGGCAGCACGTGCGCAGGGCCGGCTTGGCTTCCGATCGTGTCTCTACGGGCCTTGTGCGCGTTCGGGTGCTGGGCCTCGACCTTGGCACGCGGTGCGGGTGGGCGCTGGCCGAGGGGGGGCAGGTGGTGTCGGGGGTGTGGGATTTGCGGCCGCGGCGCTTCGAGGGGGGCGGGATGCGGCTGGTGCGGCTGCGGCGGCATCTGGCGGAGCTGGCGCCGGGGCGGGTGTTCTTCGAGGAGGTGAGGCGGCATTTGGGAACGGATGCGGCGCACGTGTACGGGGGGATGCTGGGGATCGTGAGCGCGTGGTGCGAGGAGAGCTCCGTGGCGTACGCGGGGGTGCCGGTGGGGACGGTGAAGCGGCGGGCGACGGGCAAGGGCAACGCCGGCAAGGGGCAGATGGTGGAGGCCGCGCGCAGGGCGTTCGGCCGGCCGGAGCTAGTGAGCGAGGACGAGGCGGACGCGCTTTGGGTGATGCAGTGCGGGCTGGACGAGCTCGGGGGCTGATTCGGCTGTGGTGGTGTCGGCGGCTGCCGCAGGCGGCGCTCATTTCCGTGGCGCAGTGCGAGCGCAACGCGGAGAGGGCGGCGCTGGCGCAGCGTGCGCGCGCGATGCGGTCGCACGCGCTGCCGGGGGGCGGTCAGCGGCCGATCGACGCGGCGTGCGTGCTGGTGCACCTCGCGCCGTGCGTTGGGTGTCCGGGGGTGGTGGCGCTGGCGAGGCGGCGTGGGCAGCGGGAGCCGGACCGCGTGATCGATCCGCGCGGCGGTGTGGAGGCCGGTAAGAGCTCCTCTTACCGGCTTTCTGCACCGGGTGGCGAGCCGCAGCGGGAGCCGGCGGAGCCCAACCGCCGGCTGGCGCGGCGATGGAAGGACCGATAGGGCGCACGGGTGTGGCGGGAATGATGGTCGGAGCGGATGGGCTCGTGCGGGCACCGGCGCGCGTGCCGGGGCGCAGGGCTGGGCGGCGTGTGTCGCCCGCCATGGCGGAGCGGTTTCTCGCGATCGTGCGCGAGCAGGGGCTGTCGATCCCGACGGCGTGCGCGATGACGGGGATCTCGACGCAGTGGGTCGAGCTGCGCCGCGCAGCGGATCCGCGCTTTGCCGACGCGCTCGCCCAGGCGCTCATGCCCTCCCTCGGCGAGGTCTACGACGCGGTCAAGACGGCGGCGACACAGCGCGATGATCGCGGTCGGTTCGACGTGCGCGCGCAGGAGCTGTTCCTAACGCTGCACGATCCGGCCTACCGGCGCGGAAGGCGCGAGCTGCTCAACGTGGCGCCGCCGTCGGCGGCGGTGCAGGTGAACGTGGCGCCGGTGGTGCTCACGGCCGAGGAGCGGCAGGTGGTGGCCGAGATCGCGCGGCGCCGGCTCGGGATCGGGCCGGGCGCCCAAGGCGAGGCCGACGCGGCGGGCGCGGACGAGGCGATCGACGTGGCCTGCGAGCCGGCGCAGCCCAGTGAACACGCCGGCCCGGGCGCCGCGGCGCCGTGTGAGGCGGGCGATGCCGCGGGGGATTGACGTGCCGGTCTCGCACGGCGCGCGCGTGGCCGCGGGCGTGAGCGTGCCGGGCTTTCCTGGCCCGGCTCCCGGCCCGCCGCCGGCTCCGGTGCCGGTGGTGGCCTCGGCCGTGCGCGCCCATGCGATCCTGCTGGTCTCTCAGGTGGTCGATGATGCGAGCACCAGGCTCGCGCTCTTGCCCGCCGAGAAGGCGGCGCTGCGCGCTGCGTGCACGGCGCCTCTTGCGGCGCTGGTGCTGTGATGGGCGCGGTCGCGCCGGGCAGCGGCCCGCAGGCTCCGAGCCTCGAGCAGGTCTCGCGGGCGATGCGGCTCTCGGCGATGAGCCTCACGGTCGACGGAACGCCCTTCGACCTGGTCCGCTACCCCTTCCTGCTCGACATCTTCGACGAGGAGTCGCCCGACATCGTGGTTCGCAAGGGCGCGCAGCTCGGCTTTACGGCCTGCATGGTGCTGCGCACGATCGACATGGCGCTGCACACCTACAAGCGGGGCGTCCTCTACCTGATGCCGACCCGCGACGACGTGAGCGACTTCAGCAAGTCGCGCTTTGACCGGATGATGAAGGAGAACCCGGCGCTCTCGGGCCTGGTCTCAGGAACCGACGCCACGAACATCAAGCGCATCGGCGAGACGTTCCTCTACTTCCGCGGCTCGAAGGGCAAGAGCGGGCTGAAGTCCATCCCCGTGGACGCGGTCATCTTCGACGAGCGCGACGAGATGGAGAGCGCGCAGGTGCGGCTTGCCATGACGCGCCTCGACGGCTCGGCCTTCCGGCACACCGTCTCGCTCTCGACGGCGACGATTCCCGACTTCGGCGTCGACCACGATTACCAGCTCTCGGATCAGCACGCGTGGATGATCCGCTGCAGCGGCTGTGGCGGCTGGACGTGCATGGAGCTCGACTGGCCCGATTCGATGGCGCGCGACCGGAGCGGCAGGGCCTATCGCGCGTGCAAGCGCTGCCGCAAGCAGATCCAGGTGCGGGCCGGCCAGTGGGTGCCGGCCCAGCGCGGGCGCGAGAAGCGGGGCTACTGGGTGAGCCAGCTCTGCTCGCCCACGGTCTCGCCGCAGATCATCCTCGACGAGTTCGAGGATCCGGCCCACGACCCGCGCGAGTTCGCGAACAGCCGCCTCGGCCTGCCGTGGGCCGACACCGACGACCTGCTCGACGAGGCGACGCTGAAGGCCGTGGCCACCGATCAGCCGCGCCGGCGCAGCACGCAGGGGCCGGCCTTTCTCGGCGCCGACGTGGGCAAGCACGACATCCACTACTTCGTCGGCGAGCGGCGCGAGGGCCTGCTCGAGATGATCGACTACGGCACGCTCGCCGACTTCCCGGACCTGCTCGACGTGATGCAGCGCTGCAACGTGGTGGTCGCGGTGCTCGACGAGATGGCCGAGACGCGCAAGGTCCGCGAGTTCAAGGCCGCGCACGGCGAGGTCTGGGGCTGCTGGTACTCCGACGCGCAGCGCACGGGCTACGACTGGGGCGTGAAGGAGCGGCGCGTCGCGGTGAACCGCACCGAGCTGCTCGACCAGTCGCACCGCGTCATCACCCAGAAGCAGTGCACGCTGCCGCGCATCGATGATCGGTGGCCCGAGCTCGTGCGGCACATGACGAACCTCGCCCGCATGGTGACCGACGCCGCGCAGACGGGCCTGCCGAAGATCCGCTGGGTGGTGCGCGGCGGCCGCAAGCTCGATCACTTCCGCCACGCCTTCGCCTACGCGGTGCTGGCGGCCGAGCAGTGCCCAATCTCGGAGCGCGCACGCAAGATCATCACGCCGCGCGAGTTCGGCTCCGGCAGCCGCTCGTGGATGAGCGCCTAGACCGTGATCGATGCCACCACAGCCGAGGAGCGGCTTCGCCAGGCGCGCGCCGTCTACGAGCGCTGCGTCGACCACTACGAGCGACAGGGCTGGTTCGACGACGTCAAGCGCGACTACGAGTTCTATCACGGCTACGGCCAGTGGTCGGCCGACGACCTCGAGCACCTGCGCCGCCAGAACCGTCCCGCGCTCACGTTCAACCTCATCCACTCGAAGCTGATGCACGTGATTGGCACCCACGAGGACAACATGCAGGAGCCCGTGGCGGCGCCCGTGGGCATGGAGGATCGCCTGCTCGCCGAGATCCTGAACCACGTGCGGGACCGGATCTATGCCGAGATCTCGGCCGAGGACGTCGACGCGCAGGTCCATGAGGAGGGCGTCGTCGTCGGCATCGCCAATGCCGCGCTCGACGCGATGCCGGACCCCGAGGACCCGACACGCCTCAAGGTCGGCCTGTACTTCGCCGGGCCCTTCGAAGTGCTCTGGGATCCGGCCTCCGAGCGGCGCGACCGCCGCGACGCGCGGTTCGTGCTCTGGCACCGCTGGCTCTCGCGGTCCGAGTTCAAGGTGGAGTATCCGGAGTTCGCCGGCCGCATCGAGGAGATCTGCGCGAGCCAGGGGTGGACAGGGCCCTCGGCGCGCGACCGCACGTTCGCCGAGCCGCGCGCGAAGGACGACTACCAGCGCCGCAGGGATCTGCTCTACTACGACGCCCGGCAGGACATGGTGCGGGTGATCCGGCTCGAGTACCGGCGGCCCGAGCGCGTGACGGTCGCCCTCGACCCGGTCTCGGGCGCCTCTCGCGAGGTCGATCCCAAGACGCTCGCGCTGCTCCGGGACCTGGCGCCCGATCTCGCGTCTCAGACCTTGTGGCGCGAGAGCGTGCACTGGATCGAGTTCGTGGGTCACGAGGTGCTCTTCGATGCCCCGTCCCCGCTGCCGATCGACGACTTCTCGATCTCCTGCTTCGTCTGCCACCAGGACGACCGGGGCCTGCCGTACGGCAAGGTGCGCCAGCTGCGCGATCCGCAGAGCGAGCTGAACAAGCGCTACTCGCAGATGCTCCACCTGCTGGTGCAGCAGACGCAGCCCGGCCTCTACGCCGAGCAGGGCGCGGTCGCGGACAAGGCGCAGGCCGAGAAGAGCCTCAAGATGGCCGGCACCGTGACCGAGCTCGGCCTCGGCGGGCTCGCGAAGATCCGCGAGCGCAGCGTGCCGCAGTTCCCGGACGGTGCGGCGCAGCTTCACCAGCAGGCCATCCGCCTGTTCGAGATGATCTCGGGCATCGCCGGCGACCAGCTCATGGAGCCGCGGGGCGTTCCCGAGGCCGCGGCGACGGCGCAGCTCAAGCACCGCCAGAGCCTGCTCGCGATGCGGCCGGTGATCCGCGGCTACGACGCCTACCAGCGCGCGGTCTTCGGCAAGCTCATCAAGCTCATCGTGCGCGCGATTCCCGACGCGCAGATCGCGGACCTGCTCGGCAACAGCGAGCGCTACCGCGTGTCGGGTCACGTGGTGACGGACGCGGAGACGGGCCAGCAGGTGATGATCGGCGACATGCGGTCGCTGCGGTATCAGATCGAGGTGCGGCCCGCGGACGAGAACAACAGCGAGCGCCTGCTCGAGCTCTCGACGCTCATCCAGCTCATGCAGCTCGGCCACCCGGTCGACCCGGACGTGCTCACGGACCTGACGAGCCTGTCGGCTGACAAGAAGCAGGCCCTCAAGCGCTTCGCGCGGCAGCAGGCCGCGCTCCAGGCCCAGACCGCGCAGGCGCAGATCAAGTCGAGCGAGGCCCAGCTCGCCTCGCAGCTCCGGCTCGATCAGGCCGACCGCGAGCTCGAGGCTGCGACGATCGCCGAGCGTGCCCGGCACAACAAGGCGCTCGAGGATCTGCGCGCCGTGCAGATCGGCAAGGACATCGGCGCCGTGCTCGACGGCCGGGATCTCGCCGAGCAGCAGATGGTGCTCGATCTCGTGAAGCAGGCCCTCGCGAGCCACGACCGACGACACGCAGCCACCTCGCGTGCAGGAGTGACGGCGCCCGCAGCGCCGCGATAGGAGACACGATGGCCAGAGACAGCAGCGAGAAGACCGAGGAGCTGGTTCCGCTCACGGACGCCGAGCGGGCCGAGCTCGCCGGTGGCGAGTCCGGGGCTCCGGCAGATTCGGGAGCCGCGCCGGCAGAGCAGGCGCCGGCGGCGTCGGCCGAGGCGCAGCCCGCCGCGGGCGAGGCTCCGGCCGCGGCGCAAGGGGCCGAGCCGCCGCCGGCGGCGCCCGCTCCCGAGACCGCCGAGCAGCTGCGCGAGCGGCTTGCGCGGCGCGAGCGGGAGATTCGCGAGGACCGCCGCCGCTTCGCGCGCGAGCGCGACCGGCTCGCAGCGGCGCTCGAGGCGGCCGAGCGCAGGGCCGCGGCCTCGCCCGCTCCGGCCGCCGCCGCGCCCGCGCCGCTGCCCGGCATCCCTGTCGAGCTCGGCGCCGACGGCCAGTACCGCATCGACGCCGAGTCGCTGCGCCAGGCGCTCGCGCGAACCCACGCCGCGCAGGCGCAGGCGCAGGCGCCCGCTCCCGGGCCGTCTCCCGCGCGGGAGGTGCAGGACCGGGCCGCGCAGTACGACGGCTGGCGCGCGCAGATCCTGAACGAGGCGCCCGATCCGGGCGCCGCACGCACGGCCATCGAGGCGCTCGAGGCGGCCTACACCTGGCTCGACCAGCGCACGGTGCAGGCCGTTCGCGAGGCCGGCTACATGCCGCGAGGCGTCGGCGAGCTGATGAACTTTCTCGAGAGCGAGGGCGTGGCGCGCGAGTTCGCCGAGAAGTACCCGGGCATCGAGATCGACGAGCTCGTCGAGGCGCCGAGCGACGCGTACCACATGCGCCGCACGCTCTCGCGCTACATGGCCCGCGCGTCGTCGGCGCCGGCCGCCGAGCCGGCAAGGTCGTCCGGCCCCTCGCCGGCGGCATTCGCGGCCATGGGGCAGCGGCCCCGGCCGATGGCCATGAAGGGCCGCGCGGCGCCGATCGAGACCACGCTCCAGCGCGCGGGGAGCCTCACGGCCAAGGAGGTGCTGCGCATGGGCGACGAGGAGTTCCGCGAGCTCGAGGAGCTTGCGAAGTCGATGTGATCCGATAGGGCAGGTCCCGAAGGCGCCTACCCGGGCGGAAAACGGGATGCCCCGCGAGGGGCTGCGGCGTAGAGAGGCTCTGACCCGCCAGGGCCGCGTCCCCGGGGCGATACACGGGAGGCCCGCAAGGGCTGCGGCGTAGCGGCTCACACCCGCGGTGAGCGCGCCGGGGCGATCCCCGGATCCAGCGACACGACGGCGTGTCGAGGCATCGTGCGAGCCCCGGCGGGTGGCCGGACGCTCGGCGCGCTGCCGGATCCAAAGGGTCCAGCGATGGCCACCACCGAGTTCGGCATCAACAGCCCGCAGTCCGTGAAGGTCTGGAGCAAGCTCCTGCTGCGGGAGTCGATCTACAAGACGTTCGCGAAGAAGTTCATGGGCAGCGGTGAGGACTCGATCATCCAGATGCTCACCGATCTCGAGAAGACGGCCGGCGACACCATCAAGTACGACCTGCTGATGGCGATGGCCGGCTACGGCGTGCGGGGCGACGCCGTGCTGCTCGGCAACGAGGAGGCGATGGTCTACCGGCAGGACTCGGTCCTCGTGGACCAGCTCCGGCACGGCCACGCCTTCCGCCGCATGAGCCAGCAGCGGACGCTGCACGACATGCGCGTCGATGCCCGCAAGAACCTCTCGGACTGGTGGGCGGCCCGGCTCGACGAGCTGCTCTTCGGCCAGCTCGCGGGCACCTTCAGCGCCGCGACCGGCGCGCCCAGCGAGTTCCAGAACTTCGCCGGCAACACGCTGGTCTCGGTGACCGGAGACTCGGCGCACTACCTGAACCGCGCCACGCAGGCCTTCCGCACCGAGCACATCGAGCAGCTCGTCGAGAAGGCGAAGAACGCGACGCCGCTGATTCGCCCCGCGCGGATCGACGGCGCCGAGCTCTTCGCGCTCGTCGTGCATCCCAACTGCATCACGGATCTGCGCACGAGCTCGACCAACAACCAGTGGATCGAGATCACCAAGTTCGCGAACATGGGCGACGTCAAGAGCAATCCGTTCTTCACGGGCGCCGTCGGCATGTGGGCGAACACCGTGATCTACGACTCGACGCGCGTCCCGATCCTCAGCCCCGGCGGCTCGCAGTACGCGCGCTGCCTGTTCCTCGGCGCGCAGTCCGGCGTCATCGCCTTCGCCAACGCCTACTCCCGCTACGAGCAGGAGGAGGTCGGCCGCGAGAACATGATGAGCTGGTACGAGGAGAAGCAGGACTACGGGAACCTGAAGGGCGTGGGCTGCGGCGCCATCTTCGGCGCCAAGCCCTCGATCTTCAACTCGGCGCGCTTCGGCATGATCGCGATCGACATCCTCGCGGCCGCGCACGCCTAGCACAGATGACGAAGGCCTCCCGCGAGGCCTTCGCACAGGAGCAGCTCCATGGCCACTCTCACCGCAATCCCGAACGACCGCACCGCGAACCGCACGTCCGAGGTGCTCTACCGCCGGGCCACGCTCGACGCGGGCGGGCAGGCCGACGTGTTCTTCGATCTGCCGAAGGGGTGCCTCATCACCCGCGCGAAGGTGCGCGTGGTGACGGGCGCCACCGGCACGACGAGCACGGGCGTGCTGCGGGTCGTCAAGTCCGGTCCGACCAACAAGGACCTCGCGACCGGCATCGACCTCAAGTCCGCTGCCAGCACCGTCTGGAACGGCACCACGAACGACCCCGGGCTCACGGACAAGTCGAAGACGGACTCCGACGGCGTCGGCACGCAGGTGCAGCTCGTCTCGACCAACACGTCGATCTCGGCGGGCGCCACCGTCGAGCTCGAGATCGACATCGTGCGGGTCGACTTCACGCCGTAGCGCAAGGCCGGAGGTCTCGTGAATCTGTCCCAGATGCGAGCCTCCCTCGCAGCGAAGGTCGGCCTCGGGGAGAGCGACTTCTCTGAGGCCGACCTCGACCGCTACCTCAACCAGGTCTGGCGCTACAGCCTCCCGGACCGTCTCTCGGGGGCGGCCGTCCGCGGCATCCGCACCTTCGCGACCGTCGCCGGCCAGGACACCTACGATCTCGACGTGCTCTTCCCGGGCGAGATCCGCGCGGCGCGCCGCCCGGTAATGCTCGCCAGCCGCACGCTCGCGTTCTACTCGGATCCGGTCGCATTCTGGGCGGACTACGACGTCGCGGACGCTGCGCAGGCAGCGCCCACGGGCGCGCTGCTCGACGGCCGGCGGATCGTGCTGCGGCCCGTGCCGAACGGCGCGCTCACCGTCTACGTGCAGTGCCTGTGCTACCGGGCCGCGCTGGGAGCGGACGGCATCTCGGACGACCGCGAGGCGGGCGTGGTGCTCGCCGGCGCGGCCGAGCTCGCCGCGCTCGACCTCGGCATGGACGACATCGCGGGCCGCTTCAACGCCCGCCATGAGATCGGCATCGGCCAGCTCGTCCACAAGTACGGCGCGGGTGACGAGGCGGATCCCGTGGCCCTCGGAGACTTCTGATGACGTGGGACAAGACCAAGCCGGCCGGGAACCTCGCGCCGAGCGTGGGCGACGACACCATCCGCGCGAACAACGAGCACCTCGAGCTCGCGCTCGGCGCCGAGCACGACTTCCCCGGATCCGCGACCGCCGGCCCGCGGCGACACAAGTTCCCGCGCGGGGATCTGTCGGCTCGCAATGCGCTCACGGGGATGGTGGCGGGCTCTGTCTTCTTCCGCACCGATGCGGGCGAGATCGACGTCTACGACGGAGCCGCGTGGACGGCCTACGCGCTCACGCCGGCGGGCGTGGTGATGGACTGGGCCGGGCCGGCCGCGTCCATCCCGGCCGGGTGGCTGCTGTGCGACGGAGCGGCCGTCTCGCGCGCCACCTACGCGAGCCTGTTCGCTGCGCTCGGCACGACCTACGGCGCCGGAGATGGCTCGACGACGTTCAACCTGCCGAGCCTCGGCGGCCGCGTGCGCGTGGGGTACGTCGCGGGCGGTGACGCAGACGGCGACTACGGCACCATCGGGGCCGCCGCGGGCGAGAAGAAGCACACGCTCGCGGCGGCCGAGCTGCCCGCGCACGATCACTCGCCTGCGGCTGATGGGCAGACGGGGAATGACGCACCCGATCACACGCATCAGGTAGACACCTACGTCGGAGGCGGCGGGGTCCTCGGTGCTGGGTCCAATACGCTCAGCACGAAGCAGAGCGCGGGCGCGAGCACCAGACACAAGCACGCGCTCGCTACCGTCGGCGCGGGCACGGCGCACGAGAACCGGCAGCCGTACCTCGTCCTCGCCACGATCATCAAGACCTAGGCCGCCATGGCGCCGTACCAGCCGCTCGTGATCGCGGACCTCGATCAGGGGCTCGTCCTCGCGAAGGAGGCGTGGATCAGCCCGGAGAAGGCGTGGCGCGAGCTGCGAAACGGCTTCGTGTTCCGCGGGCGCCTGCGCAAGCGGCCAGGCTACGAGTACCTCGGGACGCTCGGCACGCGGCGATCGCAGGTTCTGGCCGGAACGGCGGGCACGACGGTGGTTGCGGGCACGCTCGACCGCTTCCCCGTGCTGCCCGTGAAGGGCACCTACAAGGTGACCTTCAGCGACGGGGGCGGGCAGACCGTCGTCGATGCAAACCCCTCGGGAGGCCCCGTCGATTACACCTCGGGCGAGCTGCGGCAGGGCGCCGCGTGGACGGGGCTCATCAACTACGCGAGCGGCGCCTACGGCTTTACGCTCGCAGCCCCGGCCGCCAGCGACCTCACCGTCACCTACGAGTTTCGCCGGCTCTCGACGAACAACGCGGCCTACAGCGCGAGCCCGTCCGAGGCGGACCAGAACGCCGTCATGCTGATCGAGGACTTCATCCCGGATCCCGGCAACGAGATTCTGCTGGCAACGGACCGGCGGCGCCTGTTCAAGTGGAACCTCGCCGAAGCGCGTTTCGTCGACCTCGAGTACCCCGCCGCCGACCGCTGGACCGGCTGCACGACCTCGAGCTTCTTCCACGCCGCGGCATACCTCGCGAGGCTCGTGCTCGTCAACGGGATCGACGTCTGCTGCTACTACGACGGGTCGAGCGATCTCGTCTCCGAGCTGGCAACCGACTGGGTGCACAGCGGCCCGGTGCTCAACCCGGGAGACGCCGGCTACACGCGGCAGATCGACTCCGCGCTCATGGCCTTTCTGTACCGCGGCCGGCTCGTGCTGCTGCGCACGGTCGAAGGCGGCAGCACCAAGAGCCAGCGCGCGCGCTGGTCGAAGGTGGCTCCAGACTTCGCCTCCTCGGACTCGTTTCTCGCAACCGACTGGGCCGATGCGCCCACCAGCGATCGCATAGTTTCGGCAGGCTTCCTGCGCAACACGCTCGTTGTCTTCTTCGAGCGCTCGACGTGGGCGCTGGTCGGTACCGAGGACTTTCGCCAGGCCTTCGTCTGGCAGAAGATCGCCGAGATGGAAGGCTCGTTCGCGACGCGCTCGACCGTGAGCCTGCCCGACAGCGTCGTCACGATGGGCAAGACCTCGCCCGTTGCCACCGATGGCCAGAACGTGCACCGAACCGGCGATGAGGTCCCCGACATCGTCCTGGGCTGGAACGCGGGAAAGCTCCACATGTCCTACGCGGCGCTCGCGCAGGACGTGCGGCAGGTCTGGTCGAGCTTCGCCGACGCGGGCGAGGCGTTCCCGGAGCACGTGCTCGCGTACCAGTACGACGACGGCGCCTTCGCGATCTACGACCTTCCGATGCACGTGTTCGGCACGTACAAGCAGACGAGCTCGCTCACGTGGGACGAGATGGACTCGCTGTATCCGACGTTCGACGACTGGAGCGTGCCGTGGGATGACCCCGGCGCGCAGGCCGGCTACCCGCTCGTTCTGGGCGGCGGCCGGGACTGCTGCGTCTGGGCGCTGCTGCGCGGCTCTTCGGACGCCGGCGCCCCGATCCGGCTCGTCGCCCGCACGCAGCGGCTAACGCCCTTCCGCGACCAGCAGCAGCGTGCGCGCCTTGGGTACGTCGACGTTATTGCGCGCGCCGACAGCGAGACGACGCTCACGCTGCGCTTCTACGGCGACGCCTCGGGCGCTCCGTACCTCACGCGGTCGATGACGCTCTCCGGCGGGGCCGCGAAGGACCAGGTGAAGCGCCGCGTGCTCGTGAACCGCGTCGCGGCCTGCCACGAGCTCGAGATCGAGCACGACGGCACGCAGTCCTGCGCGATCGACGCGCTCGTGTTATGGATGCAGCCCGTGGCCGAGATGCGGAGCCTTTGATGATCGAGCCCCACCCGCTCACGCTTCCCGCCAGCGTGCCCGGAATACCCGGGCTGCGGGAGGCCTTCGAGGGCCTGCTCGAGCAGGTCAACCGGACGCTCGCGGCCATCACGCGCGAGATGGCTCGCACGGAGTCGAGCGCGATCCTGGTCGAGGGCGCGAGCGCCGCGGCGCTGCCGACGCCCGCGGCACTGCTGCGCGGCCGAATCGCGCTGCTGCTCCGCGGTGCGGGCCTCGCGGACCAGCTCTACGTGTGCCGCCAGAACGCGGGCGGGGCCTACGAGTGGGGGCTCATCGTCTGAAGGAGGGCCGATGGCATCGTTTCTCATCGTGAGCCAGCGCGGGATGCTGGCGCCGCTTGCCGCGCGCATGGAGGCCGAAGGCGCGGACGTTGGCTTCTACGTGCACGAGGACCGCTTCCGGGCCGTCTACGAGGGCGGGATGGTGAAGCGCCCCCTCTCGCCGGCGAGGCTTCGAAGGATCCTTGCCGAGCCGCCCGCTGACACGGTGGCGATCATCGACGGTGCCGGCGCGAGCGTGCTGACGCCGGAGGAGCGCGAGCTGCTCGGCATGGCGCCGGCCGCCGAGGGCGATCTCGACACCGGCTTCTACGGGCGCCTTGCCGCGCGGCTCTCGGACGCCGGCACCGTCGTCTACGGATCGAGCGCGGATGCGGAGCGGGTATCGCTGAGCCTGCTGGAGGGCCTCTCGCTCGCGAGGGACCTCGGGATGGAGACGGTGCCGACCGCCATCCCGGCGAGCCTCGATGAGGCGCGGCTCTACCTGCGCTCACGGAGCGACCGGCAGGTGCTGCGCCCGGACGCGGCCACGCAGGGCCTGCTCGGCCTCCCGGCGTCGGCCACCTTCGCCGAGGATCGCCCCGGAGATCTGCTGCGCAGAATCGACGCCGGCATGCACCCCGAGATGGAGATCGAGGGGGGAGGTGTGTGCCTGCTCTCGCCGCGGCTCGAGGGCACGCCCTACCGCGAGGAGGCGTGGTGGAACGGCTCGGCCTTCCGGCACCACTGCTGCTCGCTCGAGCTCGGTGGCCTGTGGCCGGGCGACCGGGGGCCCATCGTCGAGAGCGCGGCCACGCTCACAGGGTTCGTGCGCAGCCCGCTCGTGCCGTGGGACCGCCTTGCTGCCGTGGTGTCGGGATGGGACGGCTACCGCGGCCCGGTCTCCGTCCGGTTCGTGATCCCCGAGCAGGGCCCGCCGGTAGTCCTGCGCGTGATCGCGAGGCCGGTCTTCGACGCGCTCTACGGGCTGCTGTCGCTGCTCTGGGCCCCCCTGTCGCGGCTCTTCGCGGACGACCTCGCGGGAGGCTTTCAGGTCTCGGAGCTGGCCGCGACGATCCGCGTGAGCGTGCCGCCGTACCCCTTCGCGGCGCCCCGCGGCTCGGCGCGTCCCTTCGAGGCCGGTGCCTTCGCCGGTGCGCTCTCGGTGAGCGATCTGCCGCGCGATCTGTGGGGCGTCGATCTGCTGCAGGACCTGCGCGGCGTACAGCTCGCCGGGACCAGCGGCCTCGTGGGTGCGGCGGTGGGCGTCGACTCCGACGTGCGATCGGCCCTTGGCCGCGCGCTGCGCACGGCGGCCGCGCTGCCCATCGCCGCGCGCACCGTCTACCGCACGGACACGCAGAGCCTGGAGGCGGGATGGAGCAGGCTGCGGGCGATGCAGTTGGTGAGCTGACGGTCGAGCCGGTGCCGCCCGAGGCCCTGCCGCGGGAGCTGCTCGCCCAGAAGAAGATCCTCGACCCCGACACCTTCTACGACGCCGTGCTGCGGCTTGGCTGGCGCCCGCTCGCGTTCCTCATTCGCGAGCGGGGCCAGCCGGAACCGATAGGGTGCTGGTTCATGGTGGGCAGCCCGATCTACAGCGGCCTCACGATCGACACGTTCATCGTGGACCGGCGCGTGCGCACGGAGGCGCGCGTTCGCGCGTGCATGCGCCTTGCGCGCACGGTGGTCGAGGCCGTGTGTCGGCAGCTCGGCATCACGACCTGCGTGTGGAGCACGGACCGGCCGGAGCGCATGCAGGAGCTGATCGGCGACACGCGAGTGCGTAGCGCGGAGACGATGCTCGTGTTTCACGTGGAACCGGGAGGGGAGGAGTAGCGATGGCGGCAATGCTCGGACTGGCCGGAGGCGCTGCCGGCGCCGCCGGCGGCGGATCGATCCTCGGGTCCGTTCTCGGCGGCCTGCTCGGCGGCGGCGGCGGCGGATCGGTGGGGGGCGAGATGCACGGGCCGTCGATGGGCCAGTCCGCCTACGCCGCGAATCAGCAGGGGCAGGGCTTTAGCTGGAACGGCTTCTCGGACTTCATGGTCGGCGCCGGCAAGGGAGCGCTCCACGGCATCGGCGAGGGCATCGAGTCCTACATCCGCTCCGAGACGCAGCCGCGCCCGGGCCTCTCGATGGGCGGCGGCGGGTATCACGGGGGGCCGACGGGACCGTTCAGCCCGGCCGCGAACGACGGGATCCTCGCGCTCATCTCTTCGGGCCGCCGCGGCGGCGGGATGCGGCTGTCGTAGCAGGGGAGGCGCCCATGTCACTCACCAAGAAGAAGAAGGCGACGAGCACGCAGGTCCCGACGCTCACCGAGGGCCAGCGCGCGATCCTCGATAGCCTCACCGGGCAGATCCAGGCGAACCTCGGCCAGGGCATCACGCCCTACGGCGGGCAGATCGCCGCGGGCGTCTCGCCGCTCCAGCAGCAGGCCTTCGACTACGCCGCGCAGATGGGCAGCACGCCGGAGGCGGCGGCGCGAGGCGGGGCTCTCTCGCAGATCATGGCCGGGACGCCCGCCTACCAGGCGAGCCCCGAGGAGTACGAGCGCGCCTACGCGCAGGGCGTCGAGGCGCCGGCGATGGCGCAGTGGAGCCGCGACATCATCCCGCAGATCCTCCACCAGTACGGCTCGGGCGGCAGCGCGGGCGCCGTCTACGACATGCTCGGCCGCTCGGGGGCGGATCTCGCGACGAACCTCGCGGGCCAGCGCGCGCAGTACCGCCTGCAGGGCCTGCACGATCAGCAGGCGGCGCTCGAGGCCGCCGCGGGCCGGCGCCTTGGCGGCATCGAGGCGTCGGCGCAGGAGTCGATGCGGCCGCTGGTGGCGACGGCCGCCATGGGCGACGTGCAGCGCGGCATCACGCAGGACCAGCTCGGCGAGGACTATCTCAAGTGGTCGACCGCGCAGCCCTACAACAACCCGTGGCTCGGCTTCCTCTCGCCGGCCCTCGGCACGCAGGCCTTCAACACGTACTACCAGCCCGAGCAGACCAAGCCGAGCTTCTTCGGGACGATGCTCACGTCGTTCCTCAAGAGCTCGCTGCCGAACAACGCCTGAGGAGCGCGCCATGGCCCGAATCCTCGAGTCCGGCATCGCCGAGATGCAGCGCGGGCAGATGTTCCGCACGTTCGTCGATCAGGCCTCCAGCCACTTCGAAGAGCTCGGCACGCCCGAGGCGCAGCAGATCGCGCAGCTCATCCGCAGCGACCCGCGCGGGGCCACGGCGTACGTGAACCAGTTCGGCGGCTGGGAGCAGATCTACAACCAGGCGCGCGCGAATGCCGGCCGGCAGGCGCTCACCGACGCAATCGGCAGGCTCTCGCCGGCAAACGGAGCCGTCACCAGCCTGCTCACGCAGCAGCAGGTGCTCCAGCAGATTCTGCCCGTGGCGATGAAGTACGGAGTCGGGGGAGACCTGCTCGGCGAGATCGCGCAGGCGTACGGGAGCGCGGGGCCGCGCAAGTTCGACTGGGAGCACTCGAACCCCGAGAAGTACACGCCCGAGTCCTACGCGGCGGGATGGCAGGCGCAGGACCCGACGCTGCTGCGGTCGGCCAAGCCCGCGGCTCCGCCGGCGAGCGTCGCGGACTTCACGCCCGCGAGCATCCGGCGCTGGCAGCAGACGGGCGATATCGCTGATCTCGTTCCGATCCCGAAGCCGGCGGGCGACGGCTCTTCGGCCGAGAGCCGCGCGCTCGATCTCGAGGGGAAGAGGCTCGACCTGAAGACGAAGCAGCTCAAGGCGCGCGCCGCCGACATCTACGAACGCGACGCCAGAGGTGATCCGATCTCCGATAATGAGGCGGCTCTGGTGAACAACGTCAACCGGATGTTCCCCAACCCGTTCGATCCCACACCGAAGGCCTTCGTGCCGCGCAATCGGCTGCAGAGGCCTGAAGAGTTCGTCGGCCCGCCGCCTGATGGCACGCCGCCTGCGCCGCCGAGCCCGGTCGCCCCGACCGCGCCGCCCAATCCCGCCGCTGCCGCTGAGGAGCGCCTGCGCGCGCGCGAGCGCGGACGCTGAGCCATGCCCCGGAGCGTGTGGGACACCGTCGGGGACCCTGACTTCCTCGCGCTCCCGGCTGACCGGCGCCGCGCGATCCTCGAGGAGTTCCACCCCGACTTCCTGCTGCGAACGCCGGAGGGGCAGATCGGTGTGCTCGCGGAGAAGATCCCGGGCTTCGCGCAGATCGAGCCGCGCCGGCAGGTCGATCTCTGGGCCGACCTCACGGGCATGAACGTCGTGCGGGCAGGCCTTCCCGCCGGCGTCACGGACGACGTCGCTGCGGGCGAGCGACGCCGCTCCGAGGGTCTCCCGTCTCCGGCCGCGCAGGCCGATGACCTGGAGGCCGCGCGGGAGCGGCGCCTCGCAGAGCTTCGCGGCGAGCCGTGGTCTGCGCGGCGCGTGAGCAACGCGCTCGACGTCGCAGCGGGCGGCGCGGCGAGGGCTGGGCAGAAGGTGCTCGGCGCCGGCGAGGCGGTGACGGATCTCGCCGAGAGCGCGTGGAGCGGCGCGCCTGCCACCCGCGGCCCCGCCGGCCGCGCCGCCGATTTCCTCGGGCGCTTCGCCGCCGAGCGCTCACCAGAGGTCCGGCCCGAGCTCGACATGGGCGCCCTCGACGACGCGCTCTCGTACGGCGTGCAGGGTGCCGCGATGCTGCCGGTGATCGCGGCAGGCACCGCGGCCGGCGGCCCGGCCGGGCTGGGGCTCTACCCCGCGATCGAAGCGGGCTCGGCCTACGATGCGACGGGAGATCCGGCCGAGGCGGTAAAGGCCGGAGGCTACGCCGCGGCGCTCCAGGCGCTCGGGCTCGTGGCAGGCCTGCCGCGCTCGCTGCCGGCGCGCCTTGCCGCCGGCGCCGTGCTCGACGCCGGGCTCGCGCAGGTGCAGGGCCTCGATGCGGGCCAGACGCTGGCGCAGGTCATCACCGGCATGCCGTTCAACGTGAACCAGACCCGCGCACCGCGGGCCCCGGAGCCGCGGCGTCTTGGCGCGCGCATGAACCCCGACGGCTCGATCGGGCTGTTCCCGATGCCTGACGACCCGATTGCGGCTGCCCGCGGCGCCGAGGCCGGCCAGCGGGCCTACCGCGAGGTGGCGGCCGATGAGGCGGCCGACGCCACCGGCGCCTCGCCCGTGCGCGAGGCGGACCTCGCCGCGCAGCTCGGGCGCAACCCCTTCTCGGCGGCCCACGAGCCCGCCGTTCCGGCCACGGTCCGCGCGGCGGAGCAGGCCCAGCGCGCCGAGCCGCGGGGCCCGCAGACGGTCACGATGTACGGCGGCCTCGGGCCGCTGCAGGCGCTCTTCGAGCCGCGCCGCGCGGCCGCGAAGGACGAGGGCGGAGCAGCGCCTCGCGACGACGGCTTCGGACTCTCCGAGGACGCGGCGCGCAGCCTCGACGCGGGCTCTCACGTCTCCTTCCGCGCCGCGGATGGTTTCCGGCCGGCTCGCGTCGTGAGCGTCACAGAAGACGGACGCTCTCTCCTGGTGGAGCACGAGGTGGGCGGGAAACCGCAGATCTCCTCCATCCCGGCCTCGGACGTGCGAGCCCTGCCCGGGAACCTCGAGCCGTACCGGCAGACGATCAACGACGCGATCGGGCGTGCGCAGAGCGGCGGGAAGATGCCGCCCGTCGCGTCCAGCGCTGACGAGGTCGCGAGGCTCTACCACACCGCGATGCGGGAGCAGGAGGCGCTGCCACCCACCGACATCATCTCGACGCCCGCACGTGAGCGCAAGCGCGAGGACGTCTCGGACTTGCTCCACTATCGCGGAGGGAAGGCAGAGGGTCCCGCGTTCATGCCGGACCGCGGGCTGCGCGCCGATCTCGTGCTCGGGCTGCCGGCGGCCGGCAAGAGCAAGGCGATGATCGAGCCCCTCATCGAAGCGCATCGATCCCTCCTCATCGACGCGGACGAAGCCAAGAAGCTCTTCGATGAGTACCAGGACGGGCGCGGCGCCAGTCAGGTGCACAAGGAGAGCGCTGACGTTGTCGAAAAGAGGCTGCTCCCGCGCGCCATCGCGAACGGAGAGAACCTCGCAATCGCGATGGTCGGAAAGAACCCGGTGAAGATCGAAGATCTGCTCGGAGAGCTCAAAGCCAAGGGCTACGAGACCAACCTCCACTTCGTCGATCTACCGATCGAGAAGGCCAAGCAGCGCATTCTCAGCCGCTTCGTGGAGGAGCACCGCGCCGTCTCGATCGACTACGTGGATCGCGTCGGACCGGACGCCCGCAGCACGTTTGACGCCCTCAAGCACAGGCGCGATATTGTCGATGGCTGGCAGGAGGTCTCCAATGACGTCCCCTTCAGATCCCCGCCGCGCTACGTCGACGGCCGCGGAAAGGATGGCGGACCGTATGATGACGGAACTGGACGCTTCCGAGGACAACCTGTCTCGGATCGGGGAGTTCGTGGCGGAGTACCGCCGGAAGCACGGGATTCCCGAGCCGGAGGGCGAGGCGGAGCGCCGCCGCGCGCTCGGCCTCCGGGATCTCCCCCCCCCGAAGGCGGAGTAGGAGGAACCCCGCCGCCTGAGGAGCCGGAGGCCCCGCCCGGCCGCCGCACGCCGGAGGGCTGGCCCGGCCGCGGCTTCGGCGTTCGCGTCTCCGACCGCGAGCCGAAGTTCGCGCACAGTGCGCGGATCCTCGGGGATGACGCCGAGGCGTTCGTGCGCTCGTTCCTCGAGGACCCCGTCCAGGGCCCGCGCCTCGAGGCACGCCGGCGTGGCGTGCTCGGCGCGGCGAGGGTCGACGAGCTCGCGGCCCGTGTGGGCCTGTCGGCCTCGGACTACCTGCGCATGGCGCAGGGCTCGATCTTCCCGGCCGAGGTGCAGGCCCATCTCGCGAGCCTGATCCACGCGCACCGCGAGGCGCTAGCGGATGTGACGGCGCACCGCGAGCAGGCGCTGCGCGAGGGCAATGCGGCTGGCGTCGCCGCGGCCGAGGCCTCCGTCGGCCAGCTCTCGCACAACATGGCGCGGCTGCTGATGACGCTCGAGGCCTCGCGCTCCGAGGCGGGCCGCACGCTCGGCGCCAATCGGCTCGCCAAGACCAAGGCCGAGGGCCTCGCCATGAAGGCCCTTCGCATGGTGATGGACGAGACGACGCTCCCCGAGCCCGTACGAAGCCGCCTTGCTGCGAGGATTGCCGCCGCCGGAGGCGACTCGGTCGCCGTCATCAACGCCGTGCGCGAGGCGTACCTGCCGGGGTGGTGGCAGCGCCTGATCGAGCTGCGCGTCAACCTGCTGCTCTCCTCGCCCGTCACCATCCTGCGTAACACCGTCGGCAACTCGCTCGCCGTCGCGACGCGCCTTACCGAGCAGCTCGTCGGCCTGCCGATCGACCTCGCCTACGAGTACGGCTACCGCGCGACGCACGGCGGCCGCGCGGCACCGCAGGCGCAGAACCGGCGCACGGCGACGGAGATCGCCTACGACCTGTTCGGGACCATCCATAGCTCGATCGAGGGCTTTCGCCTCGCGGCGCGCGCCCTTGCCGACGAGAGCTTCGCGGCAGCGCACGGGCGCGTGGGCGAGGAGGCGCTGCTGCTGCCCGCGATCCGGGGCAGGAAGGGCGAGGCGATCCGCGTGCCGAGCCGCTTCCAGAGCGCCGCGGACCTGTTCTTCTATCACATGAACGCCACCGGGCGGCGCTACCAGCTCGCAGCGCGGCAGGCGCGCCACGAGGGCGCCGAGGGCCCGGCGCTCTACGCGCGCATCTCGGAGCTCGTGCGCGAGGCCGAGGCCGTGGACGAGCGGGTCGTGCAGCGCATCGCGGGGGGGCAGATCACGGCGAGAAGCGAGGCCGAACGCATCGCGGCGAGCGCCCACCAGTACGGCGAGGAGTTCACCTTCCGCTCGCGGCTCGGCAATTTCGCCCGCGCGATCGATCGCGCGCGGAACGTCGAGGATCCCTTCGGCTATGGCGCGAAGCTGCTCATCCCGTTCTACCGGACTCCCGTCGACGTTGCGAAGTTCGGCGCGCAGCGCTCGGTGCTCGGCTTCATCTCGCCCCGCAACCGGAACGACATCCTGCGCTCTGGCAACCGCGATCAGATCGTGAGCGCCGCCGCGCGCATGACGCTCGGCGCCGCCTCGGCGTACGTGCTCACGAACCTCGCGCTCTCGGGATACATCAGCGGCTCGGGGCCGAAGGAGAGGGCGGCGCGGGAAGCCATGGAGCGCACGGGCTGGCTGCGATACGCCGTGCGCATCGGCGACACCTGGTACAGCTACCGGGGATACTCGCCGCTCACCGAGCAGATGGGCCTTGCGGCCGAGATGGCCGAGAACATCCAGCGCAGAAAGGACGGCGGCGGGCTCGACCTCGAGACGCTCCAGCGCGTCGGGCTCTCGATCGCGCAGACGAGCGTCGATCAGCCGATGTGGACGAACGTCTCGGACCTGATCGACGCAATCCGAAAGAGCGACAACCCGGCCTACTCGCGCAAGGCCACCTCCGCCGGCGTGAACCTCGTCGCGTCGATGCTCGTCCCGCGAGGCTCCGCCTTCGCCGCGAAGGCCACCGACCCCGTGAGCCGCGCCTTTGCGGAGGACGATCTCGAGACGGCGCTGAAGCAGTCCGTGCCCGGGCTGCGCCAGCAGACGCTCCCCTGGCGCGACGCCCTTGGGCGCGGCTACGAGACCGCAGACGCGGCCCTCCAGGCGGTGATCCCGCACCGCCGCGCGCGGCCCCAGACGCCGCTCGATCAGTGGCTCTGGGACATCCGCGAGAGCGTCGACAAGGCCGTTGTCGGCTACCCCGAGAGAACGCAGCTCGGCCGGCGCCTCTCGCCCGAGGACTACGACCGGCTGCTGATGGCGCGCGGAGAGCTGCTCCTCCCGGCGCTCGAGCGGATGCGGCAGGCCATGCAGGGGGCGCCGGTGAAGGCGGCGCAGGCGGCCGTCGCCGGGCTGCTCTCGAAGGTGACGCACGCGGCGGAGGCGCGCGTGGTGCCCGACGCCGAGCTTCGCGCGCTCGGCCTCGAGCCGACGGAGCAGGCGCGCCGGACGATGCTCTCCCTCATGGACGACTCCCACCTGCGTCCGTTCTACGAGATGGCCGGCCGCACCGACGGCGAGAAGCGTCAGATCCTCGGGCTCGTCCAGCGGGCCCCGTCCGACCCGCGGGCGATGCAGGCCCTGCAGCAGATGGTCCTCGCGGGCGGCCGCGAACGAGAGGGCGCGGCGGCGGCCGGCGCGCCGTAGTGATCCGCGCCGCGCGCGCGTGGCCGCGGGCGGCTGGCAGCGGGTGGCGTGACCGATAGGGTGCCGTCGCGGAGGAACCGCCATGCTCCGCCGCGCACCCGGACCCGTTCGCCTCGCCCTCGCCGCCCTCGCGCTGCTCGCCGCGTGGTTGGCGCTGCCAGGCGCCGCGCGCGCGTGGAACGACTGCGCCGCCTTCGGCAACGCGGACTCAGCTGCGGTGATTCGCCCGGGGCGCGCCGCCTGCCACGACACGACGGGGACGACGGCGTCGGACGTGCTCACCGTCGAGGCCTGCGCCTACTTCGACGCGACGCTGGACCCCGACATGCAATCCGCTGGCGCGGGCTGCGAGGGCTACCTCTGGCGGTGTAGCGCGCCGACGTACTCGGCGAACGCGTGCAGTCATGCGATCCTGGACACCGACTTCGACGGCGTGCCTAACGACGTGACGCTCGACGGCGTCACGATCGGACGGCAGGGCCAGCAGTACCAGACGGCGACCTGGATCTACTGGCAGCCGACGGCGAACGCGGGCTCGAAGCAGTGCCGTCTCATGATCACCTGCCACTAGGAGGCTCCCGATGCGACGAATCGCAATTCTCTGCGCCGCGCTGGTGGCGATGGCGGCGGGGGCGGCCGGGGCGGCGACCTGCACCACGACCGGGAGCGGGACGTGGTCGGCCATCGGCTCCGGCACGGTGACATGGAGCTGCGGCGCAGGGACGGCGAGCGACTCCTACGTGGTGTCGAGCGGATTCACGGTCACGATCACCGGGAGCATCACGCAGGACTCGACCGCTGGAATCGGGATCACGGTGCAGAGCGGCGGCACCCTCGACGCGACCATCACCTCGACGCGGTTCACGATCACACTCGGCCCGAACGGCCTCGTGTGCAACTCGGGATCGACCTGCACGCTCGCCGGCAAGTATCTCGTGCCTGGAACGAGCCCGACGTGGTCCTCGGCTCCGAGCACGTCGAGCGTGCTCGCTTTCGGCGATCCGGTGCCATGCCCCGGCGGCGACTGTACGCTCATGCGGATCAGCTACCCGAGCGGCACCTACAACGTGGCGAGCGGGACCGCGCTCGACCGCGGCATCGACAACGCGGTGGGAGCGATCGCCGCGGGCGACATCCTCTGCTTCTGGAATCCCTCGAACGTTGACGAAGCGGCGACTCCCGACGTGAACATGTGTTATCCGGTATCGGCGGCGAGCGCCGCGGGAAGCCCGTACACGATCGACTTCGCGGTGCGCGTCAACACGAATCTGTCGATGCCGGCCAAACAGCAGGACATCTACCTCGGAGCCGGAGCAGACGGCAAGATCGCTGCGGCTGGAGTGAAGGGCTCGCGCACGGTGACGGTGCCGGCCGCGACGGTCGGGACGGGCGAAGAGCACTACTTCGTGGGCCGGTGGATTCGGCTCGAAAAGGCGAGCGGCGGCACGTACGAGCCGTTCGCTTACCGCATCCTCAAGGCGGTGGACGGAACCGGCGCGAACCCCGACACGCTGACGCTCGCTGCGCTCGATGGCCTGCGGCGCGACTACGCGAGCGGAGACGACTTCACGATTGACTACGGGTGGCGCACGGGCGATCCGATCCTCGTCTACCGCCCCGTCGTGCTCGCCTCGGCGACGGCCGATGCTTTCTTCGCGGACTCCCCGGCCATCTTCTCCGGCACAACGAGCGTCACCGCGGCCCATCTCGTCTCCCTCGAAAAGTTCGAGCTCTCTGGCGCTGGCGTGCCGGCGACGACGGTGAGCGACGTGTTCATGCAGCAATCCGAGTGGGCGGACTCCGCTGCCGTGGCGATTCGCACGACCGACACGACCGCAGCGATCACGCTGCGCCGCGTGGTGCTCGTGACCGGTGGCAGCGGCGCGCATGGCTTCGGGCAGTACGGTACGGCCGCGCAGGCGCTCACGATCACGGACTCGATCGCGCGCTACGTCGGAGACGACTGCATCGTGCCGATTGCGACGGCGGCCGGCTCCATCACGGTGACGCGCTTCCGGTGTCAGTGGCACGCGATCGCGTCGCAGTCCACCCAGCTCTACGACTCGTCGAGCGCGCCGCTTGCGTTCCGCGGCAGTCAGATGGAGTGCGTTGACTGCGCCTCGACGGACACCGGGCCATGCTACGAGAGCCTCACGCCGCCGAAGGACGGGGCCGCGTCGCTCGTCGGAACGGCGTCGATTGACGGCCTGCTCATGTTCGGCGTGCGGACGGCGATCCAGAAAACGGACTGGCGCGACGGCGGGACGACGCTGAGAAACGTGGAGATCGTCGGCGGCGGGAGTACCGGCTGCACGAGCGCAAACTACATGTTCCCTGTGGCGGATCGCTTCGTCGTGCGCGAGGTGACGGGAGGCAATAGCGGAAGCTATCTCCAGAACCAGGGCATCCAGACGACGAAGCTCGATCTCACGAACGGGCTCGTCGTGGACTTCGCGCAGACCAGCACGCCGGGCTACGCGATCGCAACGAGCACCACGGCGGCGACTCCCGATCGCATCGAGAACGTCGCGTTCGTGGATCTCCTCAACGCGACGGCGAGCAGCTCGGTGCTTCAGCTCCCGTCCGCCGTCGTCGATGGCGCGAAGTTCTCGCGCATCACGATTGCCTATCGACCGGGCTTCACGGCCGCGAACGGCGTCGTGAGAGGGTTCTACCTTCAGGACACATCACCGGCCTACACGCTCAACAAGAGCCTGTTCTACGGGCTCCTGCGCACGAGCGCGTACGGCATCAACGTCGGGAGCAGCTCGGCCTACGCAGACCCGCTCGTTCGCGATCACAACTGCTTTTTCTCCAACACGAACGACGTAGCTGCGGGCGTCGTCGCGAACCTGTCGAGCGATTCGGTGCGCGATCTGCCGCCTCAGTTCGTCTCGCAGGCGCGGGAGCAGTTCGGAGGGCCGCGCGGCGCGTGGAACCGTACGGCCGAGTGCGGCGCGACGCCGAGCGCGGGGATCACGCGATACCAGTGGTTCCATGCCGTGAGCGGGCTGCTACCGGAGACGTTCGGGTCGGTGATGAGCGGCGGCGGCTCTGGCTCCATCGGCCCGAGGGCGTACTGATGGACGCCGAGACGCGCGCAGAGTTCGCCCGCCGTGACAAGGCCAACATGTGGCTCGGCGGTGTCGCCCTCACGGTCGCCCTCTCGTTTGGCTCGTGCGCGATCGAGCGAGCGTTCACCGCGAGCGCACAGGTCATGCAGGCCACCGCCAAGAACGGCGAGCAGGACGCCGAACTCGGGAAGGCGCGCGAGACACGGGAGCAGGTCGTCTCGATCGCCGAGCGAGTGAAGAGCGTCGAATCGACGGCCGGCGAGATCAAGGCCGAGGTGCGCGAACAGCGCACAATCCTCGAAGAGATCCGCCGCGAGGTGCGCAAGCAGTGACCGCGATCCCTCCCCAGAATCGCAACCCAGACCTACTCCACCCTGACGCACGCATGGCGTGGCTCAGGTTGGCTGAGTCGGCCCTCGCTCTTGGGCGGCCGATCTTCCTCGTCGAGGGGTGGCGGTCGCCTGCACGACAGGACGCACTCTACGCGCAGGGGCGCACGACACCGGGGAGCGTCGTCACCAATGCTCGCGCGTGGCAGTCGTGGCACCAGACGGGCCGCGCGGTCGATTTCGCGTTCCAGCACGGATCGCCCTTCGCTCCCGACCATCCGTGGAAACACATCGGCGAGATGGGCGAGCTGCTCGGGTTCGAGTGGGGCGGCAGGTGGAAGAAGCCCGACCGCCCGCATCTCCAGCTCACGGGAGGACTGAGCCTCGCCGACGCGGTTGCGGAGGCGAAGCTCGATCCGCGATACGCACGCAAGGGAGGGTAGGAGATGGCGGAGGTAATCCTCGACGGTGACACGCGCGCGCCCTCGTCCTCGTGGGCGAAGGTGGTGCGAATCTGCGCCGCGGCCCTCGCCGCGAAGCTCGCGATCTGGCTCTCGGGCTGGGGCGTCCAGCTCGACGCTGGCGATCAGGTCGCGCTCGTGACGCTCGTCGTCGCGATCGCGGGCGCCGTCGGCACCGAGGCGCGCAACCGCGGCTGGCCCGTGCTGCGGCTGCTGGCCGTGCCGCTCGCGCTGGTCGCGCTCTCGGGGCCAGTCGGCTGCGCGAGCGCGAAGGTGACGCCGGCGAAGGCCTTCGCCGCAGCCGCCGGCACCTACGAGACGCTCGCCGTGGGGATGGCGATCTACTGCGAGCAGCCCGAGGCGCACGCCGACGCCTGCATCCGCGCGGCCAAGGCGACGCTCACCGCGGAGAGGATTCTCGCGAGCACGCGCGCCGCCGTAGATGCCGGCACCGCGACCGACGCGCAGCTCGATGCCGCGACCGACGCGCTCGAGCAGGTGACACCGGAGCTTCGGAGGGTCCAGCCGTGAACGCCGCAATCTTCGTGCCGATCCTGCTCGCGATCATCGACTACGCGCCGCAGCTCTCGCGTGGGCTGCGCGACGTGGCCGACGGCATCCGCGACCTGTGGCGCGAGGGCCGCGAGCCGACGGCCGCGGAGCTGGACGCGCTCTTCCGGCGCGCGACCGACGCCGGCGTCGACCTGCGCGGCGTGGTGCGCGCGAGGCTCGCACCCGGCGGAGACTGGCACGGCCGCGCGGACGAGCTGCCGCCGGAGACGACGTGATGCGCGCCGCGCTCGCGCTCGCGGTCGCGCTCGCCCTCGTCCTCGCCGCGCTCTGGCTCGGCTGGATCGTGTCGCTCGCGCTGCGCGGGATTCTGTGAGCGAGGAGGAGGCCGAGGCCGTGCGCGCGCTGCGCGAGCTGCGCGTGGCGGCGATCGCCTTCGTGCGCGGCCGGTCGTGGCTCGACGCGTCCGAGGCGCTGTCCTGGGCGCTCGAGGCGTGGCTCAAGGGCTGGCGCACGTGGGACGGCGCGCGTGGCCTCGATCGGCGCGCGTGGAGCGCCTACAAGGCGCGCAAAGGGATGCGTGACTACGCGCGGCGGCGCGCGTGCTCGATCGCCAAGCACGCGGCGATTGCGGCGGTCGTGAGCCCCTGGTCGGCGCTCGCGTGCCCTGCGGGCGCCGAGCTCGCCGTGGCGATGCGCGAGACCGGCGCGTGGGAGCGCCTGCTGCCTCCGAGCCGCGCGCAGCAGGTCGAGCCCTCGCAGTGGCAGGAGCGCGCCCTCGCGCTCTTCAGGAGGGGGTGGTGATGCTGCGAGCAGTGGCCGTGATCCTGGCGGCGGCCCTGTCGGCCGGGCCCGCGTCGGCCGTGTGTCCGGGCCACCAGACGCAGATCGTCGCCGGCGCCGAGGGCTCGTTCCGCGTGTGCCCGCAGGAGGTCGACTCGGGCGGCGCGAAGGTGGGGCCCGATTTCTACCGCTCCTGCACCGTGAACGCCGTCTGGCAGGGTGGCGGCTCCGCCAAGGTGATCGTCGACGCGCCCTCGCCCGGGGTGCCCGTGCTCGTCCGCTTCCCGGCCGCCTACGGCGCCGGCGGCGCCACGGCCTACTGCACCAACGTGCAGAAGGTCGATGGCGCGGTCGCGGCATCCGCGGTCCGTTTCGGCGATCTCGGGCCGCCCGTGCCGCCGGCGCTCGATCCGTGGGCCGGCGGAGGGCAGGTGCCGTAGAGGCTCCGGGCCGCGGCTGCCGCGATGGGTTGTGCGGGTTCACCGCCCGCAGAGTCCGACTCGAATCCGTGACGGTGGCGACGTAGATCAGGCGCTCGGCGCGCCGATCGGCAGCCGGATCAGCTCCGCGGCCCGGCGCATCGCGCGCTCGCCGCGGCGGTCGTAGATCGCGGTCGTGGTGACGTTCGCGTGGCCGGCCAGCGCTGCGGTCGCGGAGATGTCGGCGCCGGCATCGAGCGCGGCGGTGATGTACGTGCGCCGCGCGTCGTGCGGCGTGAAGCTCTCGACGCCGGCCTTGCTCGCGCGCTTTCGCACCGCGAGGTAGACCGCGTGCTCGGACAGGCGGCGCATCTGCACGACGCCGCGCAGCACCGGGCACAGGAGCGGACCCGCGGCGTCGCCTCGCAGCTCGAGCCACGCCGCGAGCGCGCCCGCGACGCCGGCGGCAAGCGGCACGACCCGCTCGGAATCTCCCTTGCCGTGGCGCAGCCGGACGGTTCCGGCTGCGGCGTCGTAGTCGGCGAGATCAAGCGCCGCGGCCTCCGCGCGCCGGAGCCCCGCGCCGAAGAGCAGGGCGAGAAGCGCGGCGTCGCGGACCTGCCCGTCGCGAGCGGCGCGCTCGAACACGCGGCGCACCTCCTCGGGATCGAGCGCGCGTCCGGCCGGCAGGCGCCGGACCTTCACGCCGCGCACGGCGGCCGCGCGGTGGTAGGTCTCGGCGTCCATCCTGCCGAGCTGCCACGCCTCGGCGAGCACGCCGCGAAGAGCCGCGAGGTGCCGGTTCGCGGTCGCCGGCGCGAAGGTCTCGGCAAGGCGTGCTCGGAGCGCCTGCGTGTGCTCGTAGCGCAGGGCGTGCCAGGGCAGGTCCTCGGGGCCGCACGCGCCGCCAGAGGCCTCGCGCGCGAGCCACGCGAGGGCCCCGGCCTGCGCGCGCCGCGAGCCCGGCGCCAGCCGCGCGAGGTACACCGCGGCGGGGCTCGGGGTTGCGGCGTGGTGCGCGACGTCGCGAAGCGTTGCGAGCTGGTGCATGGCGGCCTCCGTGTTACGCATCAAGCATAAACCATCCGCAGGGCCTTGTCAACGGATCACTCGTAACCGATCTTGCCGGCATGCCGAAGCACGAGGGCCCGAAGCGAGTCGTCGCGAAGATCTGGTCGCCCGCCTGGGAGATGGTCTGCGAGCACTGCGGCCAGAAGTTCGTTGCTCGCCGTCGTGATGCCCGGTTCTGCTCCCCGAGCCACCGCGTGATGGCCCACCGGAAGGCGAAGCGGGCGGCCGAGCGTGCGGCGGCAGCGCGCTGAGAGCGCCGAATCTCCCTGCCTCTACGGCCCGCTCTCGTCACGAGAGACGTCACCCCACCGATCGCACAACGCAGCTCAACAGCGCGCAACGGCTCTCTATTCTCGCGAGTGCATCCGTGGCTTCCCAAGCTGAGGGTCGCGGGTTCGAATCCCGTTTCCCGCTCCATAGTTAGCTCCGGTAGCTGCGAGAGTGTGGTGACGCTGGCGTGACGTCGGACGTCACCCCCTCCGCAGCCGGCAGATACGAGAGGTCCCCGGGCTCCGGCGGCAGCGCGTGGGCGTAGACGCGAGCCGTCAGTGAGGCGTCCGCGTGGCCGAGCTGCTCGGCCACCCAGCGAATCGAGCGGCCGGCCTCGAGCGAGAGCGTCGCGAAGGTGTGCCGCGCCGAGTGGAAGTCCCGCGCCGGGATCCCGCGCGCCTCGAGCGCCGCCGCGAAGCGCTCCCATGCGCGCGCGAAGCCCCGCTCCTCCCACGGCTTGCGGCCACTCTGGTCCGTGACGACGGGCAGCCCTGCCGGATCCCACGGGCGCTCGCGGCGCACGCGCTCCAGCTCAGTGCGCAGCTCGGCCACGAGCACGGGCGAGAGCGTCACCAGGCGCGCGCGGCGGCCCTTCGGAGCGCCGCTCCTGCCGCGCACCACGGACCGCGCGATGCGCGCGCGAGAGCGGGCAAAGTCGACGTCCGACCAGCGCAGCCCGAGCACCTCGCCGCGGCGAAGCCCCGCGTGCAGGCCCAGCAGCGCCGGCAGGTACAGGCGCCGGTGGGGCGTCGTCACCGCGAGCGAGAGGAGCGCCGAGGCCTGTGCCGCCGTCCACGAGCCGCGGTCGCGCGCCTCCCCGGCCGAGTGCGCGCGCCGTGCGAGGCGGCGCGCCTCACCCGCGTCGAGCGCCACGCCGGCGACTTTCGCCGCACGCGCGACCGCCGTGAGGCAGTTCGCGGCAGTGGACGCGCCGCGTCCCGCGTCGAGCACGTGGCGCACGAGCGCGACGAGATCCTCGGAGGTAACCCGCGCCGCCGGCAGCGAGCCGATCGCCGGCGCGATCCAGCGGCGCAGCAGGCTCCGGTAGAGCTGCCGGCTCGACTCGCGCATGCCGTGGCGATACGTGTCGAGCCACCCCTCGACGGCCTCGGCGACGGTGAGGGCCGTCGGCACCGGGAGCCCGGCCGCGCGCCGGCGAAGCGCGTCCTCCAGCTCGCGGGCCACGCGCTCGGCCCGTGCGCGGCCCGCATCGCCCGAGCCGCAGCGGTGCACCGCGCGCCGGCCCTCGTGATGGACGACAACGGCCCAGCGGCCGGAGCCCCTGGGCCACTCGCGGACGAGCGCGGACACGGCGCGCACTCTACACCCCGAGGCGGCGAAGGATCGAGCGCACCTCGCGGCTCGGAGCGGGCTGCGCCGGCGGACCCGGCACGACGCCCGCCACCCGGTCGAGTTCGGCCGCGGGCACGAGCACGCGCCGGCCGATCCGCAGCGAGGCGAGCTCGCGGCTGCGGATCCAGCCCCGCACCGTCGCGACCGGGACGCCGAGCGCCTGCGATACCTCCGTCACGCTGTAGGCGAGGCGCTGCACGGTGCCGCCTCCTACTGGTCCGGCTGTCGGCGGGATCGTCGCCTCGCCCTGCGCCTGTCGCGGCGAGCCTTCCGGCGTGCCGGCCTGCGGACCGACTTCTTCCCTTTCGGGCTACGCAGCTCCTTGGCCTGCTGGTCGTAGAGCACCTCGCAGTAGCGGGGCGCCCCGAGCCGCTCCATCGCGTCGGAGAGGGATCGGTAGTAGTCGCGGCCTCGATTCACAGATCCTCGACGTGGCACGCGATCGCGGCGTTCGCCGTCATCACGCACTCCCGGAGCTTCCTGATTGCCGCGGTCTGGTCGGCTCCCGCGGGCGTCTCGTCGCGGACGACCTGCGCGAACGACCGGGCCGCATCGCGCAGCCTGACGTAGCTCTGCTGGGTCTCGGCGTCGGTGAGCAGATTGCTCAGGCCGTCGATCTGTGCCGCACGGTCCGCGATCACGGCGCGTGCGACGGCACGCAGTTGGCGCCCCCAGCCGCTAGAGCGCCAGTCGGGGCCGCCGTTCCCAGTCCAGTAGGCTCGCCAGCACAGCTCGGCGAGCCGCTCGATCTCGGCGTCGGTGGTGCCGCTCACGCGCGCATCGCCCGCGCGATCGCGACGCACATCCGCACGTCGGCGAGCGCGTCGTGCGCGCCGCCCGCCGGGATCTCGAACCACTCGGCCAGCGTCGCGAGCTTCATGTTCGCGGGCTGGTTGAGCGGCTGGTCGCTGGTGCAGCGCCGCTCCGCGAAGTACCAGAGCGCCCGCTGGTAGGTGTCGAGCGGCTGGTAGGCCGTGCCGGGCAGGAACAGGTCGTAGCGCTTGAACATCGCGACAAGGCGCGGGCAGTCGAAGCTCGCGACGTTGTGACCCGCGAGCCGCGCGATCCGGTACGGCTTGCCGGCCTTCGAGATCATCTCGACGGTGGCGTGCTCGCGCAGGAACGAGGCGAACGTCCCGGCCGCGACCATCTCCCCGACTGCGTTCTCCTTCCAGACCGCCGGGTCGTAGGAGTTGATCCGCAGCGCCTCGGGCGATGCGGCCGCCTCATCGAACTGGATCTTCGCCTCGAAGGCGCCAAGCTCCGCGTCGAGGCGATCGCTCATCGCAACGGCCGCGAGCTGGATGTTCGGGCGCTCGGGCTCGACGCCGCCCGTCTCCAAGTCGAAGAACACGATCGTCACAGCAGCGACTCCTGCACGGCGGTGGGCGCCGGCCGCTCGCCGAGCGCGCGCAGCACGCGCTCGTACTCCTCGCACGTGAGGCTCTCCGTGCTCCCAACAGCCCTGCCGAGCAGCACGCCGAGATAGCGGAGCGCCTCGGCCGGCGTCGCCTTGCCGCGCCCCTTCAGCACGCCGACCAGGTGCGCACGCTGCTCGCGCGAGATCAGCTCCGACGAGGCTCGCGCATTCTCCGCCGCCAGCTCCGCCGGGGTCGCGGCGAACGGATCCTCCCCCGTCTCGGCCTTGAGCAGCTCGTCGACCACCTCGGCCGCGGCCTTGCCCGCGTGGACGAAGCCCTCGATCTCGCGCGGATCGGCGGCGCTGATCGCCGCCGCGACAGGGCTGGAGGGAGCAAGGGTCGGCTGCGAGGGCATCGCCGCCTCCGTGCCAGCGCCTTCCGGCGCTCCCTGTCGCGACGACGAAACGCGCACCGATCCGTCCTCGATCACCACCTGGCACTCGGCGCCGTCGCCCACGCGCTCGAGCCAGACCTGCAGGCCGTGCTGCTCGGCCGTCTGCGCGAGCAGGCGCATCGACTCGTCGTCGAGGAGCGATCCGTCGCGGACGAGCATCACCTTGAGGCGCGGGCTCATGGCCGCCCCCATCGCGACCGACACGCGAAGCTGCTCGGCCGAGCTCGCCTGCTCGAACGGCAGGCCGCGCAGCAGCACGCGCTCCGCGTCGAAGGAGAGCCCCTTGACCGGGATCTGTGCGGCCGCGATCGCCGCGATCTTGGCGGCGTCGATCGCCTCGAGCTCGCGCGTTAGCGCGCTGCTCCGCTCCTGCGCGGCGAGCAGCTCGGCAGCGACGCGCTCGCGCGCCGCGTTCTCGGCGCGCTGTCGATTGAGCGCGCCGGCGGCGGCGACCGCGGCACGGATCGGCGCCGGGTCGGGCAGCATGCCGCGCGCCGTCGCGATGCCCGCGCGCTCCGCCTCCGCGTTTTCCCGCGCGCCCTCGGCGTTCACGCGATGATCCGCGGCCTCCGCTGCGAGCTGCGCGATACGCGCTCGCAGGCTCTCGATCTCGGCGCTGATCGCGACGACGCGCGCCTCGGATCGCTCGGCGGCGCCGAGCTGCTCGGCCACGGCACGCTCGCGCTGCTCGATCTCGCGCTCCCCGCGCTCGACCTCGGCGAGCTCGTCCATGAGGGCCGCCACGTCGACCTCGCGCGCGGGCGCGTCCGCGTGCCGCGGCATCCCCGCGAGCTGCGCGTCGAGCCGCTTCGCGTCGCGGTTGACGGCCGTCCGCTCCTCGTAGGCGGCGAGACGTCGCCCGTCCTGCGCCGAGAAGTCGAGGCCCACCAGCGCGCGCAGCGTCTCGGCCTGCTCGCGCGGCGACATGCGCGCGAAGGCGAGCGGGTCGAACGTGAGGCGCCCCGCGAGCTCGTCGAGCAGGCGCTGCGGCGAGGGGAACCGCGCGCCCTCGCGGTTGCTCACCACGACGCGTGTCGTGCCGTCGCGGCCGAAGTCCCGCCGGACGACGAGGTCCCCGAGATCGACGGTCACGTGGCCGGCGTCCGACCCCGCACGCAGCGGCACCTCGCAGACCAGGTCCTTGCCGCCGAGCGCGTAGGCGACCGAGTCGAGGAGAGACGTCTTGCCCTGCCCGTTGCGGCCCCCCACGACGACGAGCGCGCCCTCGGGCGTCACCTCCACCGCGCGAAGGCGCTTCACGTTCTCGGCCTCGAGCCGGACGATCTTCAGCGCGGACGATTCTGCGGGCATCGGTCTCCTTCAGCGAGCCGCAGTCGGCGGCTCGGGTACGTGGTTGCCGGCGTGGCCGGCGGCGAGCTTGCATCTGCGCCCTGCGACCGGCGCCCAGCACGGCTGCTCCGCGGCGTCGTCGCGCGGCGCAGCCGCCGGTGCCGGTGCGCTCTCGGCCGCAGGCGCCGATGCGGAGGGGGCGCGGGTCTGCGGCGCGGCGGCGGCGGGCTGCCGCGCTGCTCCGCCGCGCGCCCACTCGGCCAGCGCGCGGCCGTGCTCCTCGTCGAGCGGGCGCGCGAGCTCGAACAGCGCGCGGAACTGCGCGGGGAGCTTCATCATCTGCCGCTCTCCCGGCTCGTTCGTGCGCCAGGTCGGCACGCCCCCGCTCGCCGGGTAGAGCAGGATGTTGAGGACCATCTCGAAGACCCACTCCTCCCCCGCGATCGGCATCCACCCGAGGTGCAGCGGCTCCTTCCCGGGCTGCATCTTGAGCTTCTCCTTCGCGCGGAAGCAGAAGATGAAGTTCCCGTCGAGCTGGAGCAGCGTGTTGAGCAGCCGACGCCGCGCGGCCTTTGGCCGCTGCCAGGCGAGCATCTTCACCCGCTCGCGCCGCGCGTGGTCCGATCCCGCGAGTCGCTCGAGCTCCGCCTCGTGAGATTCGAGGAGCCCTCCCGGGCCCTCGTGCTCGTGCGACGCCGAATCGACCACGATGTTTCGCGCGCCCTTGCCGTGCGCGTACTGGATCGCCTCGAGGTAGTCGAGCGAGCCGAACGGCGCCCGGAAGTCGACGTGCAGGAACTGGAACTGGTCGGCGTAGTGCAGCGCGCGACGCGCCTCGGTGTCGATCACGGCGATGTCGCCGCCGGTAAGGCTCTGCATCCCCTTCGCGATCCGGAGCGCCGAGTAGGTCTTCCCCGAGCCCGACGGGCCGCAAAGGCCCACCAGGATCGGAACCTGCTCGCGCACGGCCGGGCGCAGCTCGAAGCGGCTCACGCGGCGCCCCTGTCGCCGGCGAGCTGCCACGCCGGGTCGTTCTGCTCGCCGCCGAGCTCGCGCTCGAGCCAGCGCTGCTCGTGCCAGTGCGGGAGCGTGAGGCGCTGGACGGTCGCGGGGTATGCGGGCCAGCGGCCCGTCTGCCGGCACCGCGCCCAGAGCTCGATCGCCGTCTCGACCTTCCGGCGTGCCACCTCGAGGTCCCCTTCGCCGAGCTCGTACGCCGCGAGCGCGTAGGGCGGCGCCGTCTCCTGCGCGACGAATAGGAAGTGCGTGCGGCCCTCGCTCTCGCGGTCGAGCAGGGCGAGCACGCGCAGGTAGAACGCGGCCTGCACGTCGTAGCCCATCTGCGCGACGCGACGCGCGAACGTCTCGGCGCCCGCGTCCTCCGTCGTCTTGTAGTCGACGATGAGGCGGCGGTCGGCAGAGAGCCAGTCGAACCGCGCGCGCAGCCACGCTCCGCTCTCGTGCCGCGCGAAGGCCGACACCTCGCACGCGCCGGCATCCGGGTTCGTGACGACGCCGAGCCCGGCGCTCTCGAGCTGCTCGTACGCGGCCTCGACGATCTGCTGCGCCTGCTCGTACTGCGCGGCGAGAAGCGGCAGCCCCCCGGCCGCGATCGTTTCGTCGCGCGCGATCTGCGCGGCCTTCGTGCGCCACGAGTCCGCATCGACGACGTGCACGGCCGCGCCGTGGCCGAGCAGCAGCGCGTGGCAGGCGCTCCCCATCGCGACGCGCGCGCCGCGCTCCTCGGGCTCCCACGCGGGGTTGAGCTGCGGGTGCGCCGTCCAGCAGTGCAGCGGCGTGTGATCGAGCAGCACGCGCGCGAGCGAGCTCGACAGGCTCGGCTCCGGCGCAGGGTCAGCGTGGTACGCCGCCTCGCCGATGCGGTAGAGCCCCTCGGCCGTGATGCGCAGGCCCTCGGGCTCGCGAAGATTGGTGGGTGCGCTCACGCTCCGATCTCCTTCATGGCGGCCTCGAGGCTGATTCCCTTCTCGGCCGCGACCTCGCGCGCGTAGCTCTCGATCTTCTTCGCCACGTAGCGCTCCCGCCGCTTCGCCTTCACCT